ACGGCTCTTGGTACGGCGCCCGATCAGGAATGAGGCACCCAGGCCAACGCCGCGCTGGGAAGCGTTGGGCGCGGGCGCGGCAGCTTCGCCGTGCTCGACGATGTGGCCATGAGCTGGCTGACGCGCATCGCGCAGATCTTCGGGCTGCGTCTCCGCGCAACCGCGCCGGCGTTGCCGCCGAGCTCCGAGGCCATCACGAGCCGCCTGGTGCATGGGCGCCTGCTCGCGCGGCGCGACCAGGCCGAGATGCTGCGCGCCTATGAGGAGTATCCGCACCTTCACACCGTCGTGCGTGGCCGCGCTGAGGCGATCGGCGCCGTCGAGTGGGTCGTACTGCGGGCCCGCTCTGGGCCTGCGCGCCGCCATCCCGCTGTGCGCGCCCGCAGCCATGAGGCACACGCCGCTGCTGTCACCGCCGGGCTCGCGCGCGCTGCCGCCGAGGACGGGGCAAACTACGGCCTCGAGGAGCTGCAGGATAGCCCGCTGCTCGACTTGCTCGAGCGGCCGTGTCGCACGATGTCGGGGCCCGCGTTCTGGGAGCTGGCGTCGACGTACGAAGACCTGGTCGGTGAGGCGCTGTGGATCATGAGCTCATGGCGCGGCAAGCGCCCGACCGAGCTCGTGCCCGTGCCGCCTCCCTGGCTGCAGGATTACGCGCTCGGCGAGGACGCGAAGGTCACGCTGCAGATGCCGTACGGGCGCGAGACGCTCGACCCCGAGGTCGTCATCTGGCACCGCATGCTGTCGCCTGCTGACCCCTTCTGGTCGCGCGGGTTCGGTACGGCGATGGTCTTGCGCGACGAGCTCCAGACCGACGAGCTCATGTCCAGGATGGCGCGCTCGCGCTTCGCCAACCGCGGCTGGCCTGATCTCCTGCTCGGGTTACTCGGCCACGCGGGCGCGCCTGGCCCGCGGCCAGGGCAGACGGAAGTCGACCGCATGACGATGCAGATGGAGATGAAGCACACCGGCGCCGAGCGCGCTGGGCAAGCGCATGTCATCGCCGGCGACTTCAAGGCGCAGACGCTCGGGCATTCCCTCGTCGACAACCAGTACATGGACGGGCGCCGGTTCGGCCGCGACACCGTCATGCAGACGTTTCGGCGGCCGCCCGAGCTCGCTGGCGTGTTGGACAACGCGAACCGGTCGACAATCTCGCTCGCCGAAGATCTCGAGGCGCGCCAGTCGACGACACCGAAGCTCGAGCGGTTCCGCGCGCTGCTGCAGGACCGCGTCGCGCCGCTCTTTGGGAGCGACCTGATCGTCTCGTATCGCTCCGTCGTGCCAGCAGACCGCGACTATCAGGCTAGCATCAAGAAGGCGCTGCCCGGCGCGTTCCGGCTCAACGAGATCCGTCGAGCGGGCGGCGAGCTTCCGCTCCCCGGCGCCGAGGGCGACACCCTCTACAAGGCGCCCGGCGCCGTGCCCGTGAAGGGCGCCGAAGGGCAGACCGTCATGGCTCAGACCGCCGACGAAGAGACGCCGACACCGCCGGCCAAGGAGACAGCATGAGGTACCTCTCACGTGACGCGCTCAAGCGCCGCATCGATGACGTCGTCGCGTCAGCCACGCCCGCGACGATGCGGGGCTTCGGTCTCCGCTCCCACGTGCACACCGAGCGCGGCGACCCGAGCGACGAGGACCGCGCGCGTGTCGTCGCCGCCCTCGGCGCCGACGCTGGCGCTTCTCGCCTGCTGCGCTTCACCGTCTCGACGGAGAAGCGAGCGAGCGATGGACTCGCGCTCAAGATGAGCGGCGCCCGCCTCGAGCGGTACCAGCGCAACCCCATCGTGCTGCAGGGGCACTCGTGGTGGGCGCGTCATCCGATCGGGCACTCGGTCGTGTGGACCGAGACGTCAAGCGATGGGGTCGCGCGCATGCGAGCGGTCGCGTCGATGCTCTCCCGGGAGCTCTCGCAGGCGCTCGATCGCGGCTTCTCCTGGGCGCTCGGCGAGCTCTACGCTCTGCGCGGCGGCGCCGCTTCGATCGGCTTCGATGTGCTGCAGGCGGTGCCCGCGCCGCCTGACGCTCGCGCGATCGACCCCTGGGCGCTCGACGTCGACGAGTGGGAGCTGGTCGAGTGGTCGCTCGTGACAATCCCGATGGACCCCGACGCCGTCATGGAGGGCCGGGCGGCAGGCCTCGACATGGAGCCGCTCGTCGCAGGCTTTGAGCGCCTGCTCGACGAGCTCGGCGCCGCTGGCTTCGGTCGGGCGCAGCTCGAGCAGGCGTGGCAGCGGGCACGTGGTCGAGAGCCGACAGGGGCGCCGGCGCTCTCTGCAGAGGATGTCGCTTCGGCCGTGAGAGCGGCGCTCGGTCAGCTTTGACGGGCCGCATGATGCATTTGCGCGGCGAGGTCCGCATGGAGGCATCATCATGGACGCGGAGTCGCTCAAAGTCATCAAAGACGAGCTCGGCAAGCACGCAGACGCCCTCATCACCCGCATGAAGGTCAGCGAGGAGAAGGCGCAGAAGGCAGTCGAGGCCGTCGAGAAGATGCGCACCGACGGCGACACCGGCGCCGCCAAGTTCGACTTCCTGGGCCGCATGGCTCGGGGCATGCCGCGCGTGATGAACGCCGACGAAGGTGTCGACGAGTTCACCGAGCGCCTCGTCGTCGAGAACAACGAGCGCGCGATCGTCGGCGCCGTCTCTCGCGGCCAAGGCCTCAAGGTGCGCGGCCGAATCCGCAGCGAGGGCCTTCCGGCGGTGCGTGTGCTCCGCGCGGTCGCGCTCGCCAAGCGTCGCGGCGGCTTCTCTGTCACACCGTCACACGACCAGGTGATCGAGATCCTGCGCGGCTGGGGCGACAACGCGCTCGCCGGGCTCGTCGAGGCACAGCGCGACGCGAAAGGCGGCGCAAAGAACGAGCGATCGACGTCGCTCAACTCCACGATCCTCGGCGAGGGCGCCGGCTTCGTGACCCCGCAGATGTGGGGCGGGTTCATCGACTTCTTGTACCCGGCAACCGTCGTGCGCGAGCTCGGCGCGATGAGCGTGCCGGTGAGTCAGGGCAACTCGATCGAGATGCTCTACGGCGACACCGCCGCGGGCGCCGCCTACCGCGGCCAGCGCGACCGCGCGACGCAGACCACGGCGCGCGAGGCGCGCATGGTCTTGAACCTCAAGCTCCTGAGCGCGTTCTTGGTGCTCACGAACGAGCTGCTCGAGGAGAGCTCGCTCGACATGGACGTCTACGCCCGCGATCTGCTCGCGCGCGCCGTCAGCCAGGCGGAGAACCTCGCGTTCCTTCGCAGCATCGGGTCGCAGAACGAGCCGAAGGGCCTCGACTTCTGGATCGACTCGGCGCTGAACCCAATGACGACGTCGGACCACAAGCGCACGCGTACACTCGACGGTGTCACAAGCTTGCCGACGTTCAAGACCGCGCGCAAAGACCTGCTCGAGGTCATGCGCGTCGTCGAGGAAGAGAACATTCCCGACCTCCGTCGGCCGGGCTGGGCGATGAACGTCGCGACGGCCTACGGCCTCATGCGCTGCCTCGATGTCAACGATCGCGCGCAGTTTGGCGAAGAGATGCGCGGCGGCACGCTCTTCGGTGCGCCGTTCAGAAAGACCACGGCGATCGTGAAGAACGAGGCAGGCGACGGCGGCGGATCGGGCACGGGCAACAAGAGCGTCCTCTACTTCGGCGACTGGTCGACCTTCGTCATTGCGGAGCGTCCCGGCGTCGACACGAAGGTGCAGGACGGTGCGGCGTACCGCGACGTCGACGGCAACATCGTGCCTGGCATCCAGACGAACGAGGTCGTCTTCGTTGTCCACGCCAAGCACGAGACGGGCTGCCTTTTCCGCGGCAGGGAGTTCTGTCGGCTCGAGTCAGTCGACTGGTCGGCTGCGTTCTGATTTCGCTCGTTTCCTCAACGTCAAGGAGAGAACATGTCATACGCGCCCCAGAACATCGGCAGCATCGTCAGGGTCACGACTGCACTGCGCCCCGTGTCGCAAGTCGCCATCGGAAGCTTCGGGCTCAATGGCATCACGATCGACCGCCTGGCCAACGCCCACGATAGCGCCGTCTTTCACATCGCTGTCGGCGCGGCGACAGGCACGCCGTCTGCGATCGCTGTGGACGCGAAACTGCAGCAGCGCGACGCCGGCGGCACTTTCGCTGACGTCGTGGTGAGCAAGAGCAACCCAGCCGTGGCCATCACGCAGATCGTTACGAGCAACGTGAGCCGGGTGCTCTCGATCGACCTGCGCGGTCTCCGGCGCGAGGTGCGTCTCGTGTTCCAGGTCGCCTTTACGGGCGGCACGACGCCGGCGATCCCAATCTCGGCAATCGTCGCGCTCGGCGGTGCGCTCAAGGAGCCAGTCGTTCAGTCGGCACCGTGAAGGTCGCAGCGCCGCCGCGATGATGCGGCGACCTATCCCTGTCAGAGTCTCGCGAGGTACCTGTGCGCTTTGTTGTGGACGTCACCGGTTTTTGCCCACCCTTCGTCTCGGGGCAACGCGTGTGCGTCTCCGAGCACGAGAAGGACCGGCTCGTCGCCCGCGGCGCCGCGCACGTGGTCGAGGAGGTCGACGACGAAGGCGCCCCGCTCAAACGCGAGGTGGCCGTCGAGGTCGACGACGTGAAGGCCGACGATTCGAAGGCGAAGGCGAAGGCGAAGGCGAAGGCGAAGGCGCCGGACTGATTCAGCGGAGCGATCATGACTCTCGGGGCCGCTGCTCTCACCACGCTCGAGGCGGCTCTCGGTGAGCTGAGCCAGACCGGCGACGGCGGCCCGCTCGACGCGCGTGTCGAGCGATACATCATGGCCGCGAGCGACCAGATCGCCCGCGCGTGTGGCCGCACCCTGCACTACGGCACCGGCATCGAAGAGCGCGTGGCCGGCCTCGCTGATGTGCGCCTGCTGCTCGAGCGTGCCCCCATTGTTCAAGTCGCGAGCGTCGAGGTCGACGACGAGGGCGAGCTCGACGCTGACGCGTACGAGGTCAACCTCGATCTGGGCACGCTCTTGCGCGTCGACGGCGACGTCTGGCCGATGAAGGCGCAGTCGACCGGCGGCGTGCGTCCACAGGCGAAGCCAGGCACCGAACTGCCCACCGTGACCGTGACTTACGCTGGCGGCTGGGTGACGCCGGCGCAGGCCACGGGCCAGCTGCCGCGGACCCTGCCCCATGACCTCGAGCTCGCCTGCCTTGAACTCGTCGCGTCGATCTGGGCGCGGCGCGGTCGCGATGGCCGGCTCACGTCAGAGAGCTTCGAGTCGTCGACCTACGCCTACGAAGCGAGCGGCCTGCCGCCCACGGTGGCGGCGCTCATCGCGCCCTACATCAGGTTCCGGGGTCGGTGATGCTTGACCTCGACGTCCGGGCAACCGGCATCAGCGAGACGCAGCGCGCCCTCGAGGAAAGCCGGCGCCGGCACCTCGCCGCCTTCCGCGCTGCTGAGTTCATCGTCGCTGGCGACATGCTCGCCGAGATTGTGCCCACGGTGCCGCGCCTCACGGGCGCGCTGGCCGACAGCGGGTACGTGACGCGCACCTGGCCCGTGCAAGCCGGCTTCGCGGCGCGCCACGCGCTCGTGCAACACGAGACGGGGCCCCATCGGAAGTACCTGCAGCGGCCGATGTCGCGCATGAGCAGCAGCGTGGCGGCCCGCATCGCGCGTGTGCTGCCCGAGCTCGAGCGCCGCGGCGCCACGCTGGAGACGGCGCCGGCCCGCTTCCCGGACCGGCCCGAGTCGGTTGCCTCTCGCGGCCGACGACGGCCCACGGTGCGCCGCAGATGATCAACCTCCCGACCGGCGACGTCGAGGCCCACCTGGCCGCGCGCGTCGCGCAGCTTGACGATCGGTGGGTCGCGGTCGGCGCGCGCCGCAACGTCTACACGGCAGCGGAGCCGCCCCCCGATGGTGCCGTCGGCGCGGCCGTGCTGACCGTCGAGCTCACGACCGGGCGCAACGGTGGGGGCAACTCTGGCTCTGTGCGCGCCTTCGACCTG